ATCATCTCATCCTTGCAGTACGAGGAAAACAATGCAGAGAAAATTGGGGAAAGAATGAAAGAAATTGAAGAACAAGTGGATAAGTTAGGAGACAGTTTGGAAGATATTTTAAAATCTTCTAAATTGACAGAAGAGTACAAATCTTTAACCGATAAACTAAAATCAAAATCGCCTGTAATTGATTACTATATTAAAAATGCCGATATCATGCTGAAATATTACGGATTAGGAGAAAAACAACCGCAAGTAACAAGTATTATAGATCAAAAAACATTTGCTAAATTTTTATCTCCGAGCAGTTCGGAATTAGCAGGAAGTTCTAAAAAGACTTTATTTGACGAGTTTTCGTGCCGTATGAAACTTAATACGGGGCCTGTAGATGTTAAAGATGCCCCGACTGAACATTGTACTGCCTGTAACGTTGCTCGCGAAGAATCGTCTGAAGAAGGTGTTCTGTTCTGCCCTTCCTGCGGATCGGAAGAGTACATGTTGGTAGTTTCGGACGTTCCTTCATTCAGAGATCCTCCTAAAGAAAGAAACAATTATGCTTATAAAAAAATCAATCATCTTAATGAAATTTTGAACCAGTTCCAAGGAAAGGAATCAACTATCATTCCCGTGGAAGTTATGAACGAAGTTATTTGCGAAATTAAGAAACGCAGAATCCAAAACGTTGCAGAATTAGGCGAAAAGGAAATACGTGAAATACTTAAAAAAATTGGCCGATCAAAATATTACGAGCACGGTACACACATTATTTCACGCTTGAACGGTAATCCTCCTCCAACAATAACTCCTGAAATTGAAGAAAAAATACGAACGATGTTTCAGGAAATACAAGCTCCTTTTCTTATTTACTGTCCTGATGATCGTACCAATTTTCTTTCATATTCGTACATTCTATACAAGTTCTTTGAACTGCTTGAACTGGATGAGTACAAAATATACTTTCCTCTCCTAAAAAGCCGCGACCGCCTTATTTCCCACGACGAAATCTGGCAAAAAATCTGCGATTACCTGAAGTGGGAATTCATAAGATCAGTCTGACCTAATAATGAACAAGTTTGTGCGTTATGCACCATACTACCGCAAAGACAACAGCGTGGACCGCGGCTTTGGTCATAAGAGACGACGACGGGGATGGGAGCGAAACGAGGACTCCGGGAACGAGCGCGAAGAAAAGCACGGCCATGTAAACACTCATGAGCATCATTTTATGTTATTAGTGCGAGAAAGAAATTCTTTGCGTGAATTAATGACTACTATTCAACGGTGGGGATACCACTTAATCGCAGATATTTCAAAATGCTCGCCAAGGTCAATTCGCTGTCCTTCAAATATTAGGTCGTTCACTTCGGAACTTGTTAAACGCATCGACATGGTACCTTACGGAAACCCTCAAATAGTGATGTTTGGAACCGGTAATAAGAAAGGCTATACGCTAGTCCAACTAATTGAAACTTCTAATATTTGCGCCCACTTTGTCGAAGAAACTGACGATATGTACCTCGATGTATTTTCATGCAAGAAGTTTGATATTCCAACAGTAGAAGATACTCTTCAAAAATACTTTAAACCGGCTGCTATCAAAAAAGTATACCTTGAACGAAATGCTGAACACATTCTCATTGATAAACCGTCGTGGTAAAAAAAGTGTTTACTTTTTTAATTCGTGTAGAGGAAGGCCGTGAGCATCATGCGAAAGTTGTCGGTGAGCTGATTGATTAGGCGGTCCTTCAGGATCTTCTCCTGCAAGGTGCGCTGGTCGATAATGAGCTGCGCCAGAAGGTTCTCCTTCATGGCGTGCTCTTCGACTATCATCTTCTCGATGTCTTCGTCCTCCTCAAACTCTTTCTCGAGCTCGGTGAGGTGCTTGTCCACCAGAATCATATCCTGGAGGACGGGGTCCTTCTTCTCAGCCAGCCGGTCCATCGACGCATCGATGGCAGCCTGCTCGGCTTCTGCCTCCTCGGGGGAAGGCATGGGGGGCTCGCCATAAGTGACCTCCTCGACTTCCGGCTGGACTTCGGGGAGGGACTTCAGGTAGTTCTTGATCTCGCGCTTGAGCTCCCGGAGGGGCTTGAGACCTACGCCTGCAGAAAAGCCCTGGTCCTTAAGACCGGCCTTCGTGCCGCGCAAAATTGCGACCGACAGACGAAAGTCCTCGGTTTTCTCGCCGTCTTCAACGGCGTTGTCGTACATCTCCTGTACGCGGGGGATCTCCTCGTCGAGGCGAGTCAAAGCGCACTTCAGCACACTGACATCGTCAGTCGCGTAAAGCATCTTAATCTCGGCCTGCGTAAACGAAGACATCTTGTTGTTGTTGAAATATTACATTTACAAATAAAAAATCCGTTTTGTTTTATTCGTCCTTAGGACCATCATCAACTTCCGAATCTTCTTCTTCTCCGAATATAAGTATTTCTTGGATCTTCTCATTTTCATCTTCGTAATATTTATCGTTCAACATAACTATTGTTCCATCATCTTCATAAAACAGAACCCGTTTGGCTCCTGTTTTAGGATTGGTTTCTTCAGTTACTTCAAAGAACATTTTTAAGATTACTATAATTGTTTATATAATTTCGTTTTTATGCAGGGCAAGGTGCGTGAACGTCTGATGCAAGGACGCAATCTCCGCTCGAGCATTGCTTGTATCCTGAAGGACACGAAGGATTAACTTTTGTAGATGGGTTATCAAAACGTTCCAGCGAAGGAAGAATGTACCGGTGAACCACATAACTTGCTACTGCAAATACTACTGCATGTACAGCGGCCTGCATTTGAAGAGATGCGTGCGCAGGAATACTCACAAGTACCCCAGGTACTAAAACAAAGAAAAGCCCAACATAAATAGCGCACATGAGAAACATTTACAATATACGCTTATAATTTCCACACATAATAAGGGCGAAATTTAGCATTAGCTCCTTCGTAATAAAAAGCACCTTCATAATTCAGTTCCGGATGAGCATCTTTTACGTGTTCTTTCATTAGGTCAATGAATGGCGAGTCAAGTCGGTCTTCTATATACAGAACAATATGGCCTTTTTCTGCAAGATGGGCAACTGATCGTTTAAAAAGAGGAACTAAGAATTCTTCCATAAATTCTTCAACCGACTTCCAGTCTGCCATATTATCATACCTTTCGACTGTATAGAAAGGCGGACTAGTAAATATAAGATCATACTTTCCCTGTATCCGAACATCCTGAAACTTTCCATCTTTTACTCGGTACTTTTTATGATCTCCTTCTCCCAAATCATCAACAATAGCTTTATAGGCACTCTGCATCGAAGAATTTGAATCGACACCTAAATACTCGCATCCGTACTCAATTGCACATCTCAAACGATCACCCCATCCTGCAGTAGGATCAAGCCACTTTTTAGGCTTGAACATTTTCAAAACAGTCATACCAGCTTCAAATGGGTATAGTGTACACATTCGGACATTCTTTTGAAGTTCTTGCAATGTCCAATCAGGATGCTCTTTCCAAACATCAATAGGTTTCGGATTATCTCCCAATCGACAAGAAAGACGTTGTTTCAAAGAATATTTATCGGTAAGATCAATGAGTTTCCAATTTCTGGATCGAGGAATAATTACTTTTCTACCTCGGAAGGTTTCCATTACTTATTAGTTAGATTCAACAACAGCATCGGGACTTCCAGGAACATAAGTTGGCCCTCCGGCAGGAACGCACTCTTCTCCATTAGTAGCGCTCTTGTTTGCATTAGGAACATAGCCATTCGGGCATGTAACTCCATAGTTCATCATGGTCTCAACGTACCCTTTAATGTTCACCCAATAGTACTGCATGATAAAACTATTAACAATCACAAATGCCACGGCATGCACAGCAAGAACGGTCATTTTACTACCTTTTGAAGGAAAGGTAAAAAGAACACCGGGCACAAATGCTGCAAAAAGCAGAAGGCTCAGTAGCGCACTGATAATGTCCATTTATTAGTATCGGGAGTTAAAAAACCCCTTGCGGGATTCTTATTTACGCCCGGCGGGCGCGGTTAAACGCCAGGACGGCGTGCGCCCGGCGTTCGATGGCCTGCGCAGAGAGCTTGGCGAGCAGGTGCGCTGAGAATGAATTCAGCGCGTCCGCGACGAGTGGATCGTCGATGACCTTGGCCTTGCGGAGCTCTCCGGTCGCGTTTTCGGCCATAAATGACCACGCACCGTTGTCCGGGTTCTTCGTGAAGAAGGGAACCAGATCTTCGTGGTGCGAGCGGGCCATCCGCCAGTTGGTCTCGACAGCCCCGCTGGTGCGGGTCATGGAGACGGTTGACGGGGCAGAGAGGCGCGAGACGTAGTCGCGGATCACCAAGTTGTGGCGGAGCGCATGCGGCAGAGGAACGGCGTTCTTCAGAAAGTAGTAGGCAAAGAAGTCGCGCGTCGCGAGCTCTTCGTGCTCGGAGCAGAAGTTGATGCCCGTTCTTAAATAGACGTCGGTTGAGATCGTCGACACCTCTCGGCAGTCGCAGTAAGCGCAGCGGAGGATGGTGCAGACAAGATACTCGACAGTGGAGAAGAGAGGCATTTCGCAGATTTTGCGAGATGCTATTCAGTATTTAATAAAAAAAATTCCGTTTTAAAGTTCATTTTTTTGAGATGGGCATGATGAACATCCTACTTTTTCAGAAAGAACCATTTTGGAAGAAACAGTATACGCATAAATAAGTCCGACGACAACAGTTGCTAAAACTGCCCAGTACCACATTTATTATCCAGTTCCAGTTTTTTGCTGTGACAAAAACGAAATCTTTTTAGTCAATACAGTGTATTTTGGGTTTACATCAGCTAACATATGTGCCCCCTAGGAAGATCTTGGTAAGTGGAGATTTCTTTGTACAGTTGCTACTTACTATCGACAGACGGTCGATGGCGGCTTAAGGGGCCTAAGACCTAAAAAGCAAGAAGAGTATTGTTTTGTCCCGTAAAAAGGTTTTGTTTTTAACTTTAACTCATTGAACTATACAATAATAAATGGGTATCCCTTTTTACTTTGTAAGTCTTATTCGGTCTCACCGTGGAATTACAAAACAAGTTACTCGAATTGAAGTTGATGTTGTGGGATTTGATTTTAATTGTTTAATTCACAGGTACTTGAAAGACGAAGATCCTGTGAATTCAGTTATAAAGGCAATTGAATATATTCTTACAGCAGTGGTAATTGCTAAAAAAGTTATTATTGCGTTTGATGGAATAGTTCCTTATGCAAAAATAGTACAGCAGAGGTATCGCCGTATGCGATCTAAAGAAGAAGGAATATTTGATCGCAATCAAATTTCACCCGAAACAATCTTTATGCGAGAACTTGAGAATGCAGTTGCTGCTCGTTTTCCATCGGCAGTTCTCAGCAGAACAAACCAGGCCGGTGAAGGTGAACATAAATTAGTTTTGGAACTACAGAAATTTAAACCAGCTGATCGTAAAAGTGTATGTATTTATGGTCTTGATGCCGACCTTATTCTAATTTGTCTTCAAAACAGGAATCTGTCAGAACCGGGAAAAATGCATCTTCTTCGTGAAAGTTCAGAGTTCAATGATCCTCTTGTAAACACTTCAGAGTTTGCTACTTTGGATATTCATGCTTTATCTTCAAAACTTCCAATTCAAATAGACCAGTATGTTGCTCTTTCAATGCTCTGTTTTGGAAATGACTTTATGCCTAATTTAGGGATATTCTCTTTGCGAGAAGAAGGTTATGATCGTGCTTTGGATTTTTATACGAAATCCGGAAAACCTAATTTGCTTGTTCCTGAAGGCCGCCATATTTTCTTAAAGTACTGTGCATCCAAAGAATTACCTGTTCTGAGACAACGAATTGAGAAAAGAGATAAGCCAGAAGAAAAAGCTGTTATTGGAAAGTCGGATCTGACTGTTTCGAGAAAGTACGGTTTGCACATTCTCGAAGGAGTTTATGATATGAAAAAACCAGTAGAAGCATTTTGGAAAACATTTCACTGGTCCATGTTTTATTTTAAAAACAGTAGTCCTGTAAATTGGCACTGGTACTATCCTTATCCGGATGCTCCCTTAATTTCAGATATTGTTCGTTATTCTGAAACTAATATTGAAACGGGCCGATTAAATTATACTGTTGCTGATCAATTGCACTTTATAATGCCAGGGGCATCTTTGCGTAGAACTAGACGCAAAGTTAAGTATGTGGATGAAATTCATGATGAAACTCGGCATCCCTGGATGAAACGACACGACTGGGAAATGAAACCGCGTATTTCTCTGCCGTGGAATCCTACTTGCGAAATGACATCAGTTGTTTTGTTATGAAAGAAAGTCGAACATGTGTAGGCATTTTTGTGGAAGCCTGAACTTGTTGTCCCGTAAAATAATTCTGACGCATTGGGACATGCACAATCGGTGTCATGATATCACTTTCTGGAATAACGAAGTCGTAAGATCCTGTATCTCTTGCATTCCAGTATTCGTTGTTTATTCTATAAAGTTCTTGAGCAGATTGTTTAAGAATGAATGATTCTCCAGTATATTCTTGAGACCAGTTTCGAATGAGATAAGTTATGTAAGTATTTCTGTAAACAGCTCCACTCGTAACAAGAGTATTTCTTCTAATAGTATCTACGCATTCTGCAACTGTTGGAATACGTGGCTTATCAATTCGAAGATTTACTGTATTGTGAGCTCTTGCCACAAAAAGAAAAAATTGGCTTCTGCTGGCAAACCACGATGGGTTTGTCTGTTTATACGAGTTAAACATTCGGGAAAAGTGATTTTTGCAATCCGGGCATGTTATTGTATCTGCAAAAAGTGCCATAAACTTTTTCAGTAATTCCATTTCTTCATAAGTTGGTTTTTCGGGATAAATTGTGGAAATTGAATGAAGAGTCATCCATCCCTGAGGCCCCCATATTTTAGTCGCCATTCTCAGTTATTTATGCATCAGAAATGAATCCCGCCAACATTGCTCCGGCTAACATTTCCCGCTTCACACGAGAAGGAGTTGTTGAGTTCATAAGAAGATTATGTTTGCTTACCAATGCTGTAACCTGCTTATCAGTCATTTTAGATACACGCTTCTTTACTGTTTTTTGACGACGCTTTTCTCCAAGAGGTGTGAATAGACGTATAGTGTGCTTGCGCATAGACCGTTTTACGGGAGGAGATTTTGCAGGATCGGAAACTGCAATTATTTTTGCAGTTTTACTACGAAGTACACCTCGAGGAAAAGTCTTCATGGTTTTAGCACGTTTTTCAACAGCTTTGACAATGGATTTAGTAGGTTGTTGAACTACTTGGTCGAGTTTTACGATTTTAATCTTGTCCATCCTTGTTCTTTATAGAAAACGAATAATTGTATTTACGATCATCTCGCCTCAAAAAGGTACTATGGATTGGAAAGCCGTTTCTTGCTATTTTAAGAAAGATGGTGTTTCAAAATTAGTAGATCACCAAGTCGAATCATTTGAAGATTTCATAAATAATAAAATTCCTCTGATTGTTTGTTCCACTTCACCTATCGTAGTATGGCACGAACAGGACGAAATAACTAAAAAATATAAGTATGAATTTCGCCTATCCTTTGAAAATGTCACCTATATGAAACCTCGCATCCAAGAAGCTACTGGTCGAATTAAGCCTATGTTTCCCCAAGATGCACGTACTCGAAACTTTACATATGCTGCGCAAATGTTTTCTGACATTCGCTTTATTGCCCGAACTTACAAAGGCCCTACACTTTCAGAATCCGAAGAGGAAGTTAAAGTATTTGAAGGAGTATCGATTGGAAAAATTCCCGTAATGCTTGGATCTTCTCTGTGTATCATGAAAGACTTCCCGCTTTCGAAAGAAGAGATTGGCGAGTGTCCTCACGATCCTTTTGGGTACTTCATTGTTCATGGAAGTGAGCGAACTATTCTCAGTCAGGAAAAAGTAGCAGATAATCAGATTATGGTTTTCCATACTAAAAAGATGACCAAGTACGCCTATTCTGCAGAAATCAAGTCTTTGCATGAATCATTCACAACTCCTCCCAAGAAACTGGAAGTTCGTATAATGACAAAATTCAATGGATTCGGACATCCGCTTACCGTATGCATTCCCCGATTCATGGAAGATATTCCTCTTATAGTAATTTTCCGAGCAATTGGAATTGAAAC